AGTTGTTTGATCTGCTTTGTCAAGTAGTTCCCAACGATTTTTAATTGGTGTGTTTAGTTTGTTTGCATTAAAGCGATAAATTTGTGGATAGTTTTCAATGTCTGAAGTGTCAATCCATAAGTCGCCGTTTTTAAGTGCAGTACCGTCTGATTGTAGTTCTGGAGTTGATGCTGAAACAATAGGACCGTTAGGGTCAGTTTGCTCATTTGGATCTGCATCATAATATGGTGAAGTAGCAGTTAAGTAACCAACCCAAGTATCACCATCGTGAACCATTAAGTCAACTTCGTCAACAACTGAACTGTACCATAAAGCACCGTCTGATGTTAGTGCAGTTACTTCATTATCACTTGCTTCGTATGTTAATGTTTTCCATAAACTTGCTTGTAGTTCTAATGGTGATGTTGAACCATCAGTACCTGGAACATAATACAAGTTTGGTGTGCCACTTGAAGAACTAACAAATGCAGCAAAACCTGCTTCTGTTAGTACACCGTCTGTGTCAACAAAACGGATATCGCCGCCTAGTGCGTGTGTAATTGTAACTCTATTTTGTGAATCAACTGAAGCACTAACATTATCAATGTTAGCAGCATTAATTGCACCTGCTAGATCTGATGCATCAGTTGTAGTACCTGTATAAGTTACATTAACTGTAACTGGAGTACTAAATGCGTTACTGTTAGCATCTGTAGCAGAAATATCAAAATCTCTTGATCCTGCTGTTAATGTTCCAGCAAGTATTTTGTTACCACGAACACTGGTTGGAGCAGCACTTTCTCTGCGGAAAATTTTAAATGTTGCTAATGGATCTGAATCTCCTGCAACATTATACTGAACATAAAGGTCGCCTGCTGCTAGACTTGCGCCGCCGCCTGAACGATCTAATTCATATAGTGCTTGCTCATTTGAAGGATAAATTGGAGCAGCAAGTGTATCCCATGCTAGTGTTTCACCGTTAAACACTTTAACTCTCCACTTAGCACCTGCATTAGGCTCAGTAGTTTTAACCCATACAGAGCCAGTTGGGCGTGGAGCACTATCACCTGATTTAAATTCAGGTACACTTGTATGCTTACTAATTTGTAGTGCTGGTGCATAGTATGTGTCAGCCTCAATACCTAACTCAGTTAGTCTGTCGCCATCGCCACCTACTGCAATACTTGCAGCATTTTCTGTGTCTGCAAACAACTGTAGTCTACTATCAACAACTGCGGCTAATACGCCACTAATTGCTAAACCGTTAATTGTTGCAGCAACGTCAGTTACTGAATCACTTGAATTAACTGCTACAGGAGTACCGTTAATTGTAATGTTGGCTGTTGCAGCAAATGTTGGATTAGCATTATCTGCTCTAACTGTTGGATGACTGTTTGACCAATCTGCGCTACCAACCATTACCCATTCGCCTGCTGTTAAACCTGGGCAGTTACCTTCTGACTTGTACCATAATGTGTTAAGCGTTGTAATGGCAACAACTGCATAATCTCCTATAGAACCTACCGATGCTTTAGGAGCACCTGGTGAAGTAATTGAACCTGTTACAAATGACACGTCAGTAATAACAATTGGCTCTTGATTAGCAAAACTTTGGCCGCCAGTAGTTGTTACTGGTGCGCTGTTCCATTCTTGGATACCAAATTTGGTTGTTGATGTATCAAACCAATATGTTCCAGACTCTGGAAAAGCAGCAGGTGCAGTTGCACTTGGCTGTATTTCGTTTAGGTCAATGTCTGCTCTAATGACCCATGCTCTGTTGCTAATACCTAAATATGAGTATGCCGCTTGTAGACCGTATTCATTTATCTCTCCTGCATGGATTGGATTGTTATTATTGTCTACTTGGAAAAGCGGATCTCCAAAGGTATCTGCTAAATCTCTTTGTGATGTTAACAGGTAAGGTTTACCTGCGTTTGCTTTTAATGTACCTGCTGCTGTTCCTGTACCAGAAGCGTTTGCTTTGTCCTGTGCTGATACAACGAAGATTGCAGGAGTTGTCCCTGGTTCAGCGGGAGTATAAAAACTCTCGTCAATAACCTTAACTTCTACACCTGGTGATACTAATGCCATTTTTGTTTTCTCCTATAGGAAATAGATTTCTATTCATTGTATTTATTCATTTGAGTAAAAAAAGATGGGCAAAGCCACTAATAAAAGGGGTTGAAAAGGTGAGGTAAATAACTATATGAGACCTTTATGCAAATGCGGACAACGACCATCTGCTATAAATTACAAAAAGAATGGAAGAACTTACTATCGTAAGTTGTGCGAGGTATGTTTACGCAACGGACTTAACCACGGAATACCTAAATGGAAACAGCGTGGTTATGAAAAAAAAGAATACTGTGAAAAGTGTGGTTATAAATCTAAGCACCCAGAACAATTTAATGTCTTTCATATAGACGGAAATTTAGATAACTGTCGTCCTAACAACCTGAAGACGATATGTGCAAACTGTCAACGTCTAATTCAGAAGGAAGGAATCCGTTGGAAGCAAGGGGATTTAGTCCCCGATTTTTAAAGATTGTTTTTATTAAAACATCAACATTCTTTTCAAGTCTTGCTAAATCACCATTATTGTCAATAGTGTAGTTGCACATCCACTGCTCAATAGTCATACTAGTTGCAGGCTCTAAGTGACAATGATCTGAACGATCTACCCAAATAGCATAATCAAAAATTTCTTCGTTTTGCATTGCAAAGAATTCGCGTTTGTTGCGTAGTCCACAATAGATATCATGTTGGGCAAATAGATTACGTCCTAATCTAGCAAGATCGTCTTTACAGTAAGCGTGAATCATGTCGTACCATTCTGTACGGTGGTTATGTCTATCAGCATAACATTCTTCTTCATCTTTATAACCGTACTTGTCTTTTAGATCGTTAAAAATAAAAAGTTCGGAACAGAATTTAGAACTAGACTTAAATTTGTATCCATAACGTTCTAATAATTCACAGACAGTATCTTTACCGTGTCTGCCGTGTCCTACGACTAAAAGTTTTGGTAATTTCATTAAGAAAGTCTCCTATAATTCTCTATAGTTTACTATAAAGTAAGGAGTATGTCAAGCAGTTTTTTAACCGATGGTAAAACCGTATCCTACGCCGCCTGGAACTGATTTTGAAACTTCGTCTTCAAGTTTTTCCATTTCTGCTTGTGCTTCGCCTTTTAAGGCATCACCATTTAACTGGCCGCCACCTTGTGGACCAGCAATAGTAGCAAACTTTGAACGTGCTTCGCCTAACATAAATTTACAAGAAGCAAGTGTATAGTCTTTAATCCACTGTTTTGCTAGGTAATCATCAAGTAGGTTTTCATCAGGACGATAATTGTAACAGTAGAGTAATAGTTCTTCTTCTGTTCTTGGACGCTGTAGCAATGTTAATTGTTTAGTTGTTGTGTTCCATTTAAATTCAATAAACGAACCAAACATACGGCCAACTAATTCTTGATACTGACTAAAGAAATCATATGTTGCTAGTCCGCCCATGTTAGAACTTGATAGCAAATAAGTATTTGTGTATGCAAGATTGAATGGCTCAAACAATGTTCCGCCATCTCCGCCACCACTACGTGAACCAATACTTCTGCGGAATATTTTACGTACTTCTACTACTTCTTGAGGTAGTGTGTAAGAGTTCTGATCTACTATTGTGGGTAAAAAAACATATGATTCTTCAACTGAGTTGTCGCTACGTTGTCTAAAACGGCTAAATGCCTTTTGTAACGCTGTTTCGTAATGTACAGGGTCAAGTTCAACGTCAACCATGCCGCCACCAAGCATTGCATAAACATAGTCAAATACTTCTTGCTTTTTTGTTTTTAAATTAGCCATTCAAACAGTTCTCCATATAGTATTTATGTTCTGATAAATAGTTGTATGCCAAGATTATCTCTGTACAGGCCCGAAAAGGGCAAAGATTATAACTTCATAGATAAGCGAATCTATGAAATGTTTACTGTTGGCGGTACTGATTTATTTGTTCACAAATATTTAGGACCCGCAAATCCAGACGAAGAAAACGCGACTGCGGATCAACCGCATTATGATTCTGTAAAAGAAACAAATATTCAAGATTTGTTGTTTATGGAAAATAGAGATAGAAAATACGATCCAGACATTTACAGTATTCGCGGAATTTATAACGTACAAGATCTTGACTTTAACCTAAGTCAATTTGGATTGTTTTTAGCAAATGATGATATGATTATGGTAACTGTTCATATTAACAGTAGTGTAAAAACATTAGGACGTAAAATTATGCCTGGCGATGTAATTGAACTGCCACATTTAAAAGACGAATACGCACTAAATGATTATAGTGTAGCACTTAAAAGATTTTTTGTAGTAGAAGATGTAAACAGAGCCGCAGAAGGATTTTCACCTACTTGGTATCCACATTTGTACAGACTCAAACTTAAAAGAATTATGGATAGTCAGGAGTATAAAGAAATTTTAGACCTTCCTGCAGAAGAAGGAAGTAACAATACACTACGAGAATTACTTTCTACTTACGAAAAAGAGATGCAAATTAATAACGCTATTGTACAACAAGCAGAAGCAGATGCTGCTAAATCCGGGTACGAAACAAGTCATTTTTATACCTTAAACGTTGACGAAAACGGCAACACAGAATTGTTAACTGTAGACCAAACAGATTTAGATACTACAAGTGGCGTACTTGCTGACAGATTAATGGAACCGCCTGCAAGGTCAGGCTATTCTGGTTATTTGTTAGGAGACGGCATTCCGCCTAACGGAGAAGCATTTGGACACGGTATACAATTTCCTGCTAACCCGTCATTACAAGATTATTTTTTGAGGACTGATTTCTTGCCAAATAGATTATTTCAATATGATGGAAGTCGTTGGGTTAAAATAGAAGATGCAGTACGCATGACATTGTCAAATACTAACGATAGACTACATCAGAAGGGTACGTTTATTAACAACACTAACGCTGATACTATTGCCGGCGAAGTTGTTGAAGAACGTCAGAGCCTATCTGAAGCACTAAGACCTAAGGCGGATAACTAATGCAGCACTTTTATGATGGTCAAATAAGACGATATATAACTCAAATTGTACGTTTAATGA